TTGTTTGCCGTATAACTTCACCAATAGCAGTACCTACCGTCATAGAGTTACTGCTCTCGTTAGGTAAATGGGCAAATGCTCCACTGCCTGTTGAACTGGTATCAAACTGTGGGTCAGCTTGAAAACGGTTTTGGCTATCAAACAGAGTATAGGGTTGACTTACACGCAGTCTACCAAACGCATCAACTGTGTGGTCAGCAAATGCAACATCATTACCAGTAGTACCAAATATTACCTTACTTGGATATGAGGTGATGGACATCTATTTTACTTTTCTATGAGGACGTACTTTTTTAGCGATTTTCTTGGGTTGTTTGGAGACTTGCTTACCAGCCTTAGTTGCTCTTCTTTTAGCAGCAGTGGTCTTTGCGTACTCTTCCTTCGATAACGCCTTGATTGCTTTTTCCGGTAGATAACGTTCTCCGGTTGCTTTGGGTCCTTGTGTGGATGGCTTTCCACTCGCGGTTCTCCATTTTTGTTTAGTCCAAGCCCTCAAGCTACGTTGTGGTTTGCGAAGTGCCATTACTTGTTCCAATCAAGGACTTTGCGGTGTAACTTCCAAAACCAGTTCCCGATGCAAGTAAAGGGCTTGCCAGCGTATAGCAAACCCCATGCAAGATACCTAATCAAACAGGCTTGGATGCCTTGCTTTGATGGTAAAATCGTAGTCATCTTCGATGTCGCTGAGTGCATCAAGCTTTTGATCTGCGTCAATCCATTCTGCCAGAGCAGCGTCAAGCCGTCCAAGATCGGTTGTACAATGTTTAAAAGTGTATTCCGCATTCTTTTTTTGTGCCTCGTATTTGTGTCTCAGGGCTTCTATAGCAAGTTGACGCATGGGATCTCCTCTTGACTTATTATAGAAGATAAACCTGTCTGTGTCAAATGTTTTGTATGATTAGCCACAGTATGGGAAGGATTAAGGAAATAAAAAGTACGATGATTCCAATCATACAAAGATTATAAATTAATTCGTCACGCTTTTGAGCCGCCAGTTGTTCTGCTTCTTTTTGTTTCCTTCGTAAATCCGCCTGTATTCGGATAATGTCTTGCCACGCATTTACACCGTATTGACCAACGATAAAGTTGCGGAGATCGTTTTCCATCTGTTCAGCCTTCTTCTTGGCTGCGAACGTCTCTAGGGCTTCTTCTTCGACGGAACCAAACCGACGGCCTTTTGCTTTACTGTGGCTGGTCTTCACGGCGTTGATGGCGTTCATCCAGCGACCCAAATCGCCTGCCATCGACTCAACTTCTTTGCCTACCTCGAATCCCTTTTTGATTGTATTGTAGGCTGTCGTCGCAATCGTAAGAGCGGTAATCGGGTCCATAGCTTCCTCATTTTGGTGTTGGTTTGCATACCGCTGTTATTTTTATGCGTGTGTTGTCTCCTGTGGGAACCGGTCGTTGGTTAGACAACCGGTCTGCAAAATATAGGCATCTGTCAATATCCGCGAACCGCTGGGTCTGGTCGATAAGAGTTGCACCCATGTAAACTGTGAGAACGAACTCAATCACGGTATCCGCCACCGGCCTTCTTATAGGCTGCGGCTAACATCTGTGCTTTACGGGCTGACCACTGACCGGGTTTGCCACCCTTGCCGCCAGCTTTGATTTGGTTAAACAGACGCTTTCTCAGGGTTGGCTTAGTGTAGTTGCCAGCTTCATTAACTCGACTCTTGCTCTGCGTTTTAGGCTTCGACGATTGGCTAGTTTTTCTAACCCTGCCACCTTTCTTGAGTTCTTGTTCTTTCTCCACGCCTTTAAGTTTTCCGGCGTTGGCTGTTGCGTAGAAGACTTGTTCACCCCGTTTTCCCCCATAGGTTCGTTTCATGCTCGACATGATTTTTTTACCTTTAGTTGTTAGGGGCATCAGTCTTTTTTCCAATCTTCGTAAGCTTTTTTAACACTCATACCCAGTTCTTCGTACCAAGATTTTTCAGCACTATCTGCAGCTTTTCGGCCCTTACTAGAACTCATCCCTAATTGTTCCCAAAGAGATGTGTCAGGCTTTTGGGTTTGGTCCCAAATTTTAGCCTTACCTTTAACAACCACAGCTTTTCCCACTTTAAAATTCTCCCGCTTTCATAGCGTCTGAAAGTTTAACGGCCCGTGAGCCTACCTGACGTGCCCACTTCGAATCCATCATTTCCATCGCGGCAATATCAAACCGACCCTCGTGAATAGCATTCCACATCTTGGTGAACTTGCACAGACGAGGGACACCCATGTTAAAGGCCATGTCCATGAGGATTAATTGGCGAACAGAGTCGAGGTTTTCTACACACGGATGAACCCGACAGAGTTCGTTTTCGACGATGCGGATATCGTTGAGGGCAAGATACCGTGCATCAGCTTCGGTAATCCCGTGATCATAGACAATACCCATGTTGGGGATATCCATGTACTCCAGTTCTTCTTTGGTAATCCCGCGATCTTTGAGATTGCGACCGATACCTATAGTATCGATGCCCAAGCTGTCTTCGTAAACAGTCAGGACCATACCTTCGTGTTCAATTAATTTATCTAGAAAATGTGATGTGTTGTATTTCATCAGTAGTCTGCTTTTCTACCGCGTGGTCTGACTATACCCCCGCTTGCAAAAGGAATGCGAAGCTGGAACTGACCAACCTTTTCTCCTTCGCTGCCAGAAATAGAACCTACAAAGTTACCACCTAACATTTTACCAGATAACTGGACTGTGTAGCGGTTGCTTGCTTTTGGTCCGCCTTTGAATTTAGACCTGTCAATAAATCCACTAACTTTTAAGTCGGGAGATACCTGATATCCCAGACCACCAGATACAGTCTTTTGGATCATTTTATGCAAGTTATCTGGAATACCGACTTTGTTACCGGGAAGGGATTCGCGTACATTTGTTTCGTTGTAGTCGCCGCCTAATGTTACGGTAGCCTTTCCAATTGGAAAAGAGCCTTCTACTGTTCCATACTTTGACTTTGTTTCCCTCTGGTACTTAGGTACATCCTTATACGGCAAATCACGGGATGTTTTGCTACGAGGATCGTGAGCATAGAATCTTTCTAAACCCGGTCTGCCACGCTCTACAGCAACCGGCGCAACTCCTCTTCTTGCGTCTATTTCATCTAGATGTTTTTGTTTTTTTCTATTGCTCATTTCCGTGTCTCCGTAATTCGATGATTAGATTGACCCGGATGCTTACCTTCGTGGTTCATCCACACAGCGAACGCGCCGGTCATGGCCCCCGTGACGACAGAAACCAAACCCGCCTGTGCTGCACTGGGTTCTGGTAAGGTCATAAACCATTCGACGACACGCCAACTCATAAGCGTCATCACGAACATCATAAATCGTGGTAGGATTTTCCATTCTAGTATTGCCGTTGCACTCATCCGAAATACGCCTTTGGTTTGTTCCGTTTGTTTGTGTTCTTTTTGTGAACACCCGGTCTACGCTTGGGGCGGGGTTTTAGCAGCTTTGCTGTTGCAAACATCTTTGCCATTATTTTTTACCGAAGAATTTAGTCGCTGAACGAACTCCAAAAGAAGCCGCAACGATAACTCCAAGTGAGTATTGATACCATTCAGGCATTTCGTTGAGTCGTGCGAAGCCATTTGCTACCACCTCTTCCATTCCGGGAACGAAGGCAAGAATTAAGGGGATACTAAACAAAATTGTCAACCACTCGTCTTTCCACGAGGACTGACTACCTTTAGCCATCTCCAAATCCCAATCAATTTCTCCAGTAGCTTTCTTTTGCATGACAACAGCTTCAGCTTGTGCCATAGCTACTTTCGTTGCAGACTGGGCTTTCTTTTCTTCTACTTTGCCACTCAACCAAGTGCTGGCTAAGTCGGCTACGGGTCCGATTAATAAGTTTAACATTTCCACCTCTTACGGGCTTGCCGCAACCGACTGTTAGGGTTAGCGGCTGCTTTAGGAAACTTCTTCATCTGTCCTGCAGACCTTGCACAGAAAGACTTACGACGCTTGGCATCTTTGCTTCCGGGTTTTACCTTACCAGTAACGGCAGTCTTGAGTTTGCTACCGGGATTCTTTCTTCTATATTCGGCTACACCTTTTTCAGTCATACCCGCTCCCGACTTTGTTGGACGGAAGTTTTTCTTATTACGGGCTGGCATGTTGTCTTGTTTGCGTGGCATAGTGGGTTTACCCCCGGCAAAGGTTATTGCTTATATCATAAAACAAAAAGGATGTCAAGGGGGCAAGTTGCCCTGCCCCCCGACGGTAGATTATGTGTT